CACCAGCAAGTTACCGCTGCTGTCGATACGCATACGTTCTGTTTGTGATGCACCGCCTGTACTCCAAGTGTGATAATCATTACCACCGTTCCATTCGATGGCATACTGTTGATAAGTTTTATTGGCTATAGAGAGGTACAACGCCTCGCCGCTATCAATACCAAGATATGCTTGGTTATTAGATGCTCTATCAAATCGTATAGTTGCTCCGTTTGTGTCACCTTCAACGTGTAGAGGTTCCGCAGGAATTGTACCAATACCGACATCACCCGCGAAGGTGGCGTTTTGGCTGCTGTCTATGGTAAGGGCGGTTGCCCCCGCCGATTTCAATACTATCTGACCAGCGTCTGTCGGGTGGGTTTCACCGTAGAAGATTGCGGCACCACCTGCGCCAGCCGTCGAACCACCAGCAATTTGCAGGAAAGATGCCGCCGCACCATCTTTATAGATGTTGCTGATATTGTTCAGGGTGAGATTGCCAGAGGCGTCGTACGCAAATCGTGTGACAGAGCCACCACTAGATTTGAACGTGGAGGCGTCATTCAGCGTCGTCGCACCAGCGGTAAGCGTCGTGACAGTCGCAGCAGCCGCGCTAGAGCCGCCGATCACCGTGCCGTCGATGGTGCCGCCGTTGATGTCGATGTTAGATGCCGCAAACCTGTCCGTAAAATCGACTACCGCCGCGCCAGCGCCCGCCCCGTCGGCGTAGATCATCTTATTAGTGTTGTTAGCTACAGTAACGTTGCCTCCCGACCCCTGCGTAAAGACCGCGTCCTGACCGCTGTTGTTGACGACAAAATAGAGCTTTGTCTGATCGTTCGGAGACACCGTTATAGTGTTCGTCCCGGAAGGCGTTCCGCCAAGGACAAGAACACGGTACTGACCGTCCGTAAGCGTTCCGTCCGTGGTCGTCAGAGTGTGAGTCGTCCCGCTCAGCGTGATGGAACCAACGCCGGTCAATGACCGGTCAATAATGTCCATGTTAAGGTTAACAGTATCGCCCCAGCTCCCCGTCTGTTCGCCGTCAAGGGGCTTCTCTATGCCGCTGTTTGTCGTATAAGACGGTGCCATTTCCTAACTCCTCTATGCCGCTATGGGCAACCAAGACGCGGACTGATCCGGTTCAATGCCTGCCCAAGACGCGGACTGATCCGGTTCAATGCCTGCCCAAGACGCGGACTGATCCGGGATTATCGGTCCCCAGACAATAACCTTTCCGGCGGAACCTGTCGCCCCCGCCCCCGTCGGAACAACAACGGCGGTGCCTGTAACGGTTACGCTTCCTACAGAAGCCGAAGCCTCCAACCCGGATACCGGAGCATTCGCCGCCGCGGATGCCGTCACAGTGCCGACTGCCGACGATGCGGCCAGACCCGACACCGTGATGTAATTGTTTGTTACAAGCGAAACAGTGCCGACCGAAGATGCCGCCTCAAGGCCGGTTGCCGAGACAACAGCATCCGCGGATACTGTAGCCGTACCGACGGCCCCGGCAGCAGAAACCCCCGTTACGGGAACATTCCCAATAGCCGTAACCTCCACCGTCCCGGCGGAGGCGGAGGCACTAACCCCCGTAACTTCGACGAGGTAAATGATCCGTACATCTACGGTTCCAACCGCACCTGTTGCGGAAAGACCGGTTTGGGGCACATTTGACGCACCGGACGCCGTTACGGTTCCGTCGGAAGATGTCGCGGACAGGCCCGTTAGAACAACGGGAATAGGCCTATTCCAAGGCCCCTCGCTCCACGAACCGCGGCTCCACCCATTTAGAGAGGTATTTGCCACGGAAGAAGACTTACTAAGCTATGCGAATGATCGCGTTGGAGGCGTCCGCAGTCGGGAACTGAATTGTGAAGTCACCCGCGGTTGAAGTTTTATCGCCACCAAACGCAAGAACAACAACGGACGGGTCACCTGCTGCGGTGTCGTTGTAAATCAACGCGCCGTTCGCCGTTATCGTCGCCGACGAAAAAGTCAGGTCAGCAAAGTCTGTGAGCGCCGTCGTTCCGCTCGTAGTCGGCGTCACGTTAGTAAGCGTACCGCCGCCCGCGGAGTAGCCTGTTCCAGAGGCTTCATTCGTCGCGGAATAAGCCGTGGTCGAAGCGTCTAGCGTTGCGGAGCTCGTATATAGAGCCAGTTTGAACGTATTACCGGTGCTCGCGGTAAAGTCATGCGTAGCGGTCATCAACTCTTTTTTGAAAGACGTACACATTGCCTGTGAGATTGCCATCTCAGAGTCTCCTTATCAACTCAGCCAGTTCTGGGTGGCCTGCATCGTTCAAAGCGTTGAAGACCGTAGTCCTATCACTTTTTATAGCCTCCCGCATGTAAAATGACAACAAGCTTTCTAGCTTGTCCCGATAAGCAAAGGCTTGTTCTCTAATAACAGGAGGCGCGTCTATCGAAACCGATATAATCTTTTCCGCGCACCTCTTTGCGACCTCTTCCGGCGTAAATCCACGGTTTTTTGTTGTCTGAACCGTTACCTTATAATCCGGAGAAATATCTATTTTTGCAGCAAACATTAGGTTCTCGGCTGGCTAGGTAAGCCTTTACGGTAAGCGTCCGTATTCTCGCGAGCTTCCGCAAAATCTTTAAGCCGCATCAGAGACTCTTGGAAACGCTTCTCGTAGGCCCCCAAAACATCTTGCTCGCCCTTCATGTAAATATAGCCTTCGACAAGAGAGCCATACAAAAGCGCGTTTGGCGCGTTCGTGCTTAGCCACGTTGTACCGCTCTCGGCTCCGTCCGTGAGACTAGCCGGGCGGTAGTAGTAGTGAAGCTCGACAGTGTAGTCACTGTCCGGGGTAGGAGCGATTAAGAAATTTGAATCGTCAAACAAAGCGTAAAACTTAGGGGTCCCTGTCGTAGTTGGACTCGGCCAGTACTGCTGAAGGAAGTTTACGTCTTTTATCAGCAGAAACTCGGTAGAACCCCCGTTTGAGATCGACAGGGAAAAAGAGGACAAAAAGTCTGGCGGTGCGGATAAAAACTTATTCGAGGTTGTCATCGAAGCGGTGGCGTTTTTCCGGAAATTTTCCAGATCAACAAGCTTAAATATGCGTTCTTCCGCTGCCCGAATAAACACAGGTAAGTTGTTAACAAAACTCGTTTCAGAGTTCTCCGAAAAATCTTGAATGGCTGTTTTTAGCTGTGCGTACGTAAAACTCATGTTGTCACCACAGTCACAAAGCCCACGACGCCCTGTGCCTTAATGTCAGGTTTCCCTTGCGGAAACGAAGACGCCCCCACGTAAACAACCAAAGGCTCTACTCGGTCCGGCCTCGGGTTATACAAAGCCTCCGCGTCTGCCACTTCTTTGAAAGGGCCTAACTGCGGATGTTTTGGCTCCCATTCGTCCTTACCAACTAGAGAACCGGTCCATTCCCGGCGCATATCCACATACCGATACCGAAAGCCGGAGCGGTCTGAAATTGCGTAAGAGTTCTTTCCGGAAGCAAACCTAGCCATGCTACGCTCGATAGTAGTCGTAGCTTGGAGATATCTGCAAAGAGGACCGGTCTCGATCTTCTTGCATAGCTCTTTGCAACTCTTCCTCGTACACGGCTTTTAGAAGGTTTGCCCTGTCTGGAGCGAACTTAATAGACAGGTAGTAAGCCAGACCCGCCGAAACGCACGGATAAAACCGGAAGGGTACTTCAACAGTGTTAACCTGAGCATCGGCATCATCGAGCCTAACAAGACGATCAAATACCAACTCATACGAAGAGCTAGAGTCCGGCGTCGGCCACAGCTTAATAACGGGCGTGATCTGGCGGTCTACATAAAACTGAACTGGACGACCCGTAGAGCGCTTGCTCGTAAGATTAAGGTATGCGTCCCGACCGATTCGCGTAATGTTCAGGTCAGACTGGTTGCTGCTTCCAGAGTTTTGCCTGATTACAGCAGATAACACGTCAATGGAAGCCTGCGTATCTTCTAACGAAACCGCGGAGGACACCGTCGCAGTGGATCCTGAAGTTGCTCCCGTAACAGTTTCGCTAGCAGAAAAGGCACCGTTTGGTACGGTGAGGGCGAAAACAGTAGAGGAGTTGACGTTTGTTATAGACGCGGTGGCGTTACTCGTGCCGCCTGTTATAACCTCACCGTCTTGGAATCCCGTCGTAGAGTTAACAGTCATCGTTAACGTACCGACCGGATAGTCAGCAACACCGCTCGCAAGAGCCACCGTTTTCTGGTTTATAGTCCAGCGATTTATGCCACGGTTGGCCCACTCAGCAAAAAGCAGGTTAAGCGACCGCTTCGCTGTACGAAGGTCATAACCCGTACGCGCTTCAAGCCCGCATCGCTCAAAAGCTTCTTCGATGTGCTCGTTTACATCGAGCTCGAAGTTTTTGCTGGAAGAAACCGCCACTTAATCACTTCCTCTTCTTGACCATGCCGCCGCCGCGCATCTTCTTGACCATGCCGCCGCCGCGCATCTTCTTTACGGGCTTCTTCTTTACGGGTTTCTTCTTACGTGGTTTCATTGCCATTTAACAACCTCCTGTAAAGGTTCTCTCTATGTGCGTAGAGATCCGTGTTTTCAAACGCTTCGAAGCTCTTGTCGTAATACCCCAAAGGTTTTAGGGCCTCAGACTTTTCGTGAAGAGCCTTTAGCCGTTGCACAAAAATGATAGCATATTTTTCGCCTACCAAAGGAGAAAAAGAACCGTCGTCTAGGAAATCCTCTGGGTCGTCGTCTGGGTGAAAGCCCATGACCCAAACATCCTTCTGACCGAACATCCCATCAGCAATGGCTTCGTTTAAGGCGTGAAGAAAATCCTCAAAGTCTGTAGGGTCTTTTCGGTAGCACAAATCAACCACCATAATGACATCAAACCTGTCATCGAAACCCGCAATGGTTTGGTATAGGGATAGGCTATCGTCTTCCGTCTTAAACACAAAACCAACCCGGTCTTCGTCCCACGCTGTTTTTGCGTAAGGACATGCGGGCAGGTTGTTGAAGAACGGAGAAGGCGATTCTAAGGCATGCTTAGACCACTCCCTTAGTTCTGTTTTTATGTCTTGCTCAAGCATGTTACGTGTAAAGCGTTCTTTTCCGACGATTTGACATTACCGCGCCGCAGCCCTTATTAAGCTTTCGATACGGCGCACCAACGACTACTCCACCCGCAGCCGCTCGTGTAACTTTTGCAGCTTTTGTATTAGACACAACAGTCTTGCCGCGAGAACCTCCCTGCTTTTTCTTACGAGCCGTAGCGGCACGTTGAGACTTTGACAAAGACGCCGCTTTAGCTCTTGGTAAGCATCGGTCAGGGTTCTTTTTATTTTTTGAAGTCCCGCACTCGCCCGCGATGTTACCGCTGCTATCAATTCTGACCCACTTTTCATCAACCCACTCCTGTAACTTTCCCATGATTACGACTTCTTTCTCTTCTTAGAGGACTTCGCGTAGTTAGGGTCCTTGCAGTATTTAGAAGCCGCTAAGTTTGCATAAGCTGACGGATACGTGTCAAACGTACGCTTTGCCCAAGCTTTACCCGCCGGGCAGATCTTGCTGCCGCGGCTTTTTGACGAAACTGATCCGCCCTTACGAAAATAAGTAAGTTTAGGCTTACCGGGTTTCGGACCTGTCCGAACTTTCGCCATGCGTCCTCACGATCTTGCGGGATTGAATGAACTGTTCCCACATAGGTTTTATCATACGGTAGTTTTCATCGACCTTTAGAGCCGTTCTTTCCGTTCGCTTGTCAACATCTATCAAAGTAGACGCTTGCCAACCGAGCAAAGTCAAAAGAGCAGTTACGACCCCCGCGAGAAGGACACCTACAATAGTCTTATCCATCAGCACTTCCAACGCTTTCGCGCCTGCCGAAGGCGACTGTTCGGGTTTTTTGCGGCTTTTGGGAACTTCTTCATTTGTCCCGCGGATCTAGCGCAGTAGCTTTTGCGGCGCTTAGCCGCCTTAGACCCCTTTTTTACCTTACCAGTAACCGCAGTCTTTAACTTGGACCCCGGGTTTAGCTTCCTGTACGCGGCAACACCTTTTTTGGTCATACCTGCGCCGGATTTTGTAGAGCGAAAGTTCTTTTTATTCCGGGGAGGCATCTTGCCTTTAGCGGCGGCCATTACAGCTCGCTCCCGTTCTTAATGTAGATAAACTCCATTGACGCGGAGACATTAAAGTCTACCGACCCCGAAGAAGAAAATGCCCTCATTTCTAAATCTGTTTTTTCCGCGAAGCTTAGCGGGAAAGTGTAGAACTGTTCGTGGGCACCATCTGTCAGCGTAAATCTTTCCTTTATCTGAAAGACTTCTCCATATGGCCTAGCAACAAGACTAGCATTTAGAACAGCCGGTGTCTGAGTTGATGTTCCTGTGGATAAAGCCATCTTTGTAAGAAAAGCAGTGTACCCTGCGGGAACTGTCCAAAGACTCATCAGTGTTTGGTTGTCACCATCACCGTTAATGCTAAGGTACACATTAGCGGGAACTCCAGAAGTCAC